AGTTTACCCACGTTTTTTTTCAAAAATCTCATCAAGAAACTTCTAAATCTATTCATTATCCAGTTTTATCAGATTTAATAGATAAGATAAATCCATCGGATCTATTAAGAGTCAAGGCCAACCTTGGAATAAAAACTTCAGAACATATAGAAGGTGGTTTTCATACAGATACACCCCTTAAACATAATACAGCAATTTTTTATTTAAACACCAATAATGGATACACAAAGTTTAAAGACGGAACCGTCGTAGATACAGTTGCTAATAGACTTGTTGTGTTTGATTCTAACCTATTGCATTCTGGATTTTCTCAAACAGACAAAAATGCAAGGTGCGTAATAAACCTTAACTATATAGGCGGATTATCTTGTGAATAAACGCGGTAAAGATGAAATTTGATAAAGTTTATGTAGACGACAATATCTTTTATATAGAAAACTTTATATCTAAAGAAGATTTAGTTACCTTAAACAATGCGATAAAGTCAGATTCTCATATAGAAGACTACGGACACCCATCACACACTTCTTTAATTATAGAAGAAAGTAATTTTACCAATATTTGGCATGGATATTTATCAAAGCTTGATGATTTTTTTAACAATGAAACAGAAATTTTAATCAGGCCCTATACAGATTTTGTGTCACTGATTAAATCTAGAAATTTTGATTTTTATTAAAATGATATTCCAGAACAGTTTGCAAACTCTAGCTATATAATGCCTCCACACTCAGATGATATTCCTTACGATTTGTCGGAAAAAGATTTAAACGAAAGAAAATCTTTTGTATCGAAGGGTATCATTATATTTATTAACGATGACTTTGAAGGCGGAGAAGTTGTATATGTAAATAAAGATATATCCATTAAGCCTAAAGCTGGAACACTAGTTTGCCACCCTGGAACAGAAGAGTATTCTCATGCCGTAAATAAATTTTATAATGGAGACAGAATAATAGTCTCAATGTTTGTACACAAGCTTCTGTAAGATATGACTAAAATAAAAACCCCAATCAGAGGCGGATCCGATTGGGGTTAAGCACTTACGTGCATACGTAAGGAGTTTTATCTCGACTTACGTAATTTTATTTTTATTTTCTTTATATTAAAAAATCTAATAAAAAAATTTTCTATCCTGCACTCAAAACATTTACAAAGTGACAAAACTTGTTGATCCATTCTAAAGTATGGAGTGTTCATTACTTTGCCAAAATGTTTAGGTGACATAAACTAATTATATCACTTATTTTATTTATTGTTGAGCTAGTATGTCATTTTCATCAAGCTTATTGTATATTTCAGACATAAAGTAAACCATAGCTGGACGCGCCTCATTTGTTTTTGATTCTACTTCTTCTTCAGTCATTCCAGACATTAATGCCATTTTTGTATTTACTGATTCATATACTGCAACCATAAGTTCTACTACTGAATCTTTATCTTTATTCATTCTTTTCATCTTCCGCTCTAAATGCTGGGGAAGGTCCCAGCAAAAAACCATCTTCATGATATTTTACCATTTTTTCAATCTCATTGCTAGCCCCTGTATTTTTAGCTATTAGACATAATACGTCATATATTCTATGAAGCATTATATAGTTGACCATAGGCAAGTTATCTTCTAAATTATTACTCGGCTTGTCCATTTTTTACTTTCATGTCTTCAAGCAATTCATCAATAGTTGTTAAACCTCTAGATTTAGCTTCTTCAGCATATTCTTTAACTACAATAAGAGCTTTTTCTGCAAGAAGCAAGCCAGGCATATGCATGCATGGAATATTTCTAGCAACTTTAGCTCTTAAAGCTTCATCAAATTCGTTATTTAGCGGCATTCTTTACACCCTCCAGCATTTTTGAATAAACAGCACTTCCAATATAATTTTTATATTGGCAAGAAAGACAGTATACAAAGATTTCTTCTTTTTCGTCTTGGTTGGAAAAGAGAAGACCTTGGTCTAATGGACAAATCATCTCTGACACAAGGCCTTCCCTTGACAGAGCTAAATATTCAGACACTATTTGTATCTTGATATTAACTCCTTACTCCTTTTTAGATGGAAACTTGTCTAACCACTCTTTTGTTCGAGGAGTTAAACCTTTCCATGACGACCAATCTTGACCGCCATTGGTCATATAATACGTTATCTCTGCGTTGATTGCTGGATCGAATAACGAGTAGTTACTATCCAGTTTGAATTTTTCTTTACGATCATCACCTAGGTTTCCCAACATGTTGATTTGAAAAATTCCGTAAGAGCTGTCTCCAGTCTTACTGTTACCGTTATAAGCCATTGGGCGTCCATTAGACTCCTTTTTAGCTACGGCCCACGCCATTTTAAGGGCGCTACCCTCAAAGCCTACAGCTTCGAGAAGTTCAACCAATTCTTTGTCTGTTAAAGACTCGGATGGTTTCCACACAGTATTACTGAATTGCTTCAGTTTTTCCTTGTTAAGTTGTGCTTCGGTTTTTACATCTGGTTTTACAACCAGTGCAGATGCTGATTGCATTATTTCTGGTTGACCAGTAAATAAAAACAGTACAGCTACTGCTATTGCAACATAGTGATGTAAGACATCGCTAAGTTTTTCTTTTATATTCTCCATAGGCATTTCCTCCAATAGAGATAACGAACTATAAGAATACCATTACTTATTGTTATATGTCAACCTAAAAATAGCAATTTGTATATTGTAGTTAACTAATAAAGAGCTAGTTTTTCTTATTTTATATTAAACGCTTCCCTTCTATAAAGAACTTTGGTAGAATAAGACTCTTACTAAAAATTATGTGCCGTTGGGCGGAAAAGAGACAAAATGACAAAAATTCAAAACTTTAAACAATCCTCAGATTACTTTGATGAGAAGCCAATGGTATTACTTGAGCCAAATGCAAACAGTGCTTTGATAGAAAACCCATACGAAAATTTCATAGCTATTTCTAGATATGCCAGATGGATACCCGATCTAAATAGAAGAGAAACATGGAAAGAAACCGTAGACAGATATTTTTCTTTTATGCTGAATAACCTAAAAGAAAATTTTGACTATACTCCAGATAAAATCCTTCTTTCAAATCTTAAAGATGCTGTATATAAAAGAAATGTAATGCCTTCTATGAGAGCTGTGATGACTTCTGGTCCCGCCCTAGAAAGAGATAATGTTGCTGGGTATAACTGTTCATATTTACCAGTTGATCACCCAAGAGCGTTTGACGAAACCATGTATATTCTAATGTGTGGATCTGGAGTTGGATTTTCAGTAGAATACAAATACATTAATAAGCTGCCTTCAGTCCCACAAACTTTAGAAAAAGTTTCTGATGTTATTGTTGTAGAGGATTCTAAAACAGGATGGGCAACAGCCTACAAGATGCTTCTAAAAAATCTTTGGGACGGAAAAATACCATCATTTGATGTTACAAAAGTTAGACCAGCAGGAGCAAGACTTAAAACCATGGGCGGAAGATCATCTGGCCCACAACCTCTTGTAAACCTATTTGATTTTACTATTGCAAAGTTTAAAACTGCTGCAGGAAGACAACTTAAGCCAATTGAAGCCCACGACATAATGTGTAAGATTGGCGAGGTTGTTGTTGTTGGAGGAGTTCGCAGATCAGCTATGATTTCTCTTTCTAATATAAACGATATAGAAATGGCTCAAGCAAAATCTGGAAACTGGTGGGAACACAATCCACAACGTGCTCTTTCAAATAATTCTGTAGCATATTCTAGAAAGCCAGATATGGAGCAGTTTATTTCTGAATGGAAATCGCTATACGATTCAAAATCTGGAGAGCGAGGAATCTATAATGTTGCAGCAGCACAAAAACAAGCTGCATTGAGCGGGAGAGACCCAGAGATACACTATGGAACTAATCCCTGCTCAGAAATCATATTAAGACCAAATCAGTTCTGTAACTTGTCAGAAGTTGTTATTCGTGAAAATGATGATGAAGAGTCTGTTTCTAGAAAAGTAGAGCTTGCTTCAATACTTGGTACATGGCAATCTACACTAACAAACTTTAAGTACATAAGAGATGTTTGGAGAAAAAATACAGAAGAAGAAAGACTGCTTGGCGTATCTTTAACTGGTCAGTTTGGAAATTCTTATTTTTCTGGAAAATATCAAGCCCATAAAAAAGAAGGTTATACATGTAGGTACGCATGTCCTGGAAATTGCGAAAATTTAGATCACATTAAAGAAGATGATCACCTTCGCTTAGAACATGCTCTACAAAGACTAAAGATCAGAGCTAACGAAGCAAATAAAAAAGAGGCATTAAATATTGGCATAAATCCTTCTGCCTCTGTTACATGTGTAAAGCCTTCTGGAACAGTATCTCAATTGGTCGGGGTATCTTCAGGAATGCATCCATGGCAT